ATGATCTGGAGTACAGGTTAAGACTTTACCAGAAGAGATATGAACTTTGATGGTTTTTGTATTCTTCTTGCTAATCCACGACGCTGATGCTTTACGGATGCATAGCTTTCCATCTTTGCCCATGGAATATACCATAGTTGGTTCAGTGATATCTTTGATCTTTACTCGACCATTAATAGTCTCGACCATAGTGTCTGGGTGAAGACATGGATTTGTGCCAAACTCATAGTTTGGATTACGACGGTCACCAAGACGCTTGATTTGATTCTTTGCAGCCTGACGATTGAAGATACCACGCTCACCACTCTTACTCTTCACAAGAGCAACCCATTCATCCATGAAGGTTTCCATATCTGGCTTGCTCTTATATGAAGCAGAGTTGTTTGCTAATGCGCGCTGACTATTCTTTTCCCACCATGCTCCGCTCTTTGCATTACGCATGCGGTCATCGTCAAGTGACGATAGAGAGATAAGAGCAGAACGACGAACGCCACCGACAACTACGATTTCAGCAATTTTGCATACGATATCGTGGCATTCGACCGTCGTGAGTTTTCGACCAGCCGCCTTACGGAAGGTTTCAACGGTAAATCGGAAAAGGTCTTCCAGAGGTTCAGGTCCCGATGCTCGTCCACCAAAGGTTTTAAGTCTCGATCCAGCAGGACGAATTTTTGAAATGTCCCATCGCGGAATCTGACCACCAATGAGTAGCGAGAAGAGTTCTTTGTAAGCCTTGGCCCAGCCAATCTTAGAGTCCTCCACAACAATGAGCGAATCACTGTCGGTAAATTCTTCAGCAATAGTAGGAAGTTTTTCAACGAATTCCCTTTCTACGGAAAACCCGACTCCGGTTCCGCACATAAGGATGTATAAAATTTCATCAAAAGAACGAACTTTGTTTGTAGAAACGTATGAGCAATTATATCCAGCCACATGATCGCGCTCAAGTGCCTCTCCTGCGGTCATGAGGCAGCGCATAGACGGCATGACTTCAAGATTGAGCACGGCAGCTTCAAGTTCCTTTCGTAGTTCCTTTGGAAGTTTGTAGTTACAATTATTCTTTAAATGGTCTTCAAAGAAGTTAAAATAACGAGAAACTGTTTCAACCCATGATTCTCGGCGTGTTTCTGGCTCTATCCAACGAGCGTAGCGCGAAGAATGAATAAAACTCTGATATGGAGTTGGTAATTGCATCAAATTTTCCTTTATAGTTGTGGCATTCTAGCCGTGTTGGATATTTAGTCAATATTTACTTGGTAAGTTCAGCCCATGAGACTGGAAAACAAGGCTGAATTAGGCTACCCATGGCATTTGCGTATTCCCTAACCTCCCATTGAGCATGGGGGTCGATTCTTTGCTTAAAAACCCGCGCATAAGCGGCCAGAGAACCAGTCCAATACCATTCGGTATATGTACCCTGCGGCAGGGCAAAACGGGCCTGTTCTGGGGCAATTCCTGCCTCTAGGAGCCAGTTGTAGGTCTTTAGGGCATCGATAGCCACCCCAAAGTACATGGCCTCAGCAGACGCTAGCGTGTCTTCGTTGGTTAGGAAGTCTTCTGATCCCTGTTTGGCTCCATTTGTGGGCTTGGAACGCCATTTTGGAATGTAAATTTCTGGTTCTTCAGTTACATACCGACGAGAAATTTCATTCTCCGTAAATCCAACTTTATGCTTAAAAAGTTGAGTACGAATGGAAATCGGAGCCTTTATATGGAGCATGATTTGAGGATGTGCGAATGGAGTCCAGTGCTTGTGCTTGGCCAGATACGAAATAAGCTTCTTGTCCTTGTCCGATAGCGTCTTACCAATAATTGATCCGGTCCAGTGCTGTTCTCCGTCCCAAGATGATTCCTTGTGGAACGAAACTCTAGCCGCATTTACAACCGTCAAATCAGAACCCATTACGTCGATAAGTCGAACAAAACCCTTATCAAGTACATTTACTTTTTCCATTTCATAAACCTCAATTTTGCTTCAAGCCCAGAATGCGTGTTGGAGCGTATCATAGCCATCGGATCACCAAACGCAAGAACATAGTCGTTGATATCTTTGACCTTAACATCTGGCCAAATAAGAATCTTATGACCCTTCTCAATAACCGTTTCCATGAAACTACAAATCTGCTTGTTGCGCTTCTCATTGTCGAACACATAGATCACCTCGCTGTTCGCAATCTTATCAGGAAGCTTCATGTCCCCGGCAGCACCAACCATAGCAAGTGAATTTGGTAGAAAGATGCTATCGATTGGTCCTTCTGTGATATAGATTGGATCTTTTGGATTTACTCTCCAGAGTCCATACCATAATTTTTCCACAGAATCCTTCTTGAGAGTAATATATCGGATTTTGGAATCTGCCTCAAGCGACCTACCCTGGACTCCAATGAGTTCCTTGTCATCATTGTAAAACGGGATGACCAACCTTGGTTCTCTCTTGAGTTCGTAGTCACTGCTAAAGCCCTTGGCAACTTCGGAGAAGTCTTCGGCGTAATAAAAGTAGCAGAACGATTCATCAGGGATCTTTCGCTTCTCAAGATATTTGACGATTGGATGTGCAAAATCAAGGTCACAAACATTGACGCAATTCTTAGGCACTTCGAATGTAGTGATCTTCTTAGTTGGCACAAAGAGATCTTCCTGCTTTGGTTTCTTGTAATTTGATCTTCCATTTTCACCATTTGTAAATCGCTTAAAGGCATACTCCTTGGCAAGCAATGGATTGATTGCTTCAAGGAAGTTGTACATATTTGTTCCGTGGCCGCAATTGTGGCAACGGAAAAAGAAATCATTGCCCTTTTGGTAGAAATACCCACGGGCAATGTTCTTACGCTTCTTGGAATCACCGCAGAAAGGACATCGACAATTGGCAAGATTATCCTTCTTCCACTTAAACTTCTTCAAGTGTTCTGAAGCAATGTTGATAAACACCTTGTCGAGGTATGCGCTCATATAGTCCAATCGCTCACTTTGACTAACTTAGGAATCTCACGCGGAGCATAGCCTTGGCCGTATCCATCAGGATTGTTCTGATTGGAATCGGCAATGCCATCTTGCTCATCTCTCTTGGCATCATACAGCTTCATCTTAGAGCGGTCAATACCAACTACAAACTTTTTATTCACTGTTGCGCTGTTGTAACGGTTCTTGAGTTGCTTTACTAGAATCTGACCAGTCTGCTCTAGATCTTCTGTGCTGATGAGAGCAACAAAGAAGTCTGCTGTGGCAGGAAGACCAAATGACTCTGAGGTGTCTTCTAGACCGAAATCGCTGTTAGCAAATCCAGTTCGATTGACCTGAGTTGCCGAGAATATTGGTACATTGTATTCTACTGCTAGACCACGAAGTTCTTCTGCAACAGACTTGATATAGAAGTAGCTGTTTGTGTTTGCATTCTGCTTGATTCTTGCAGAAGCGCAGATGTTGATATAGTCAACAAAGATAACATCTGGAACAAATCGCTTCTTGATCTTGAGTTCGTCAAGAAGATGCTTGAAGTGAGCCACTGATGCACTGGCAGTAGGATATTCCTTGATGATTAGCTTACCGTGTACCTTCTTCTTCAATTGTTCCATCTTCTTGTCGTAAATATTCTTTGGAAGTTCTTTCAAACTATCCAAAGTGATGTCTAGAAGATTAGCATCAATTCGCTCTGCGATTCTTTCTTCTGCCATTTCGCATGTGATGTACAGAACATTGAGATTCTGAACAAGGCAGTTTGCTGCATGGTGGCAGAGGAACAGAGACTTACCAACACCAGTACCAGCCATGACTATGTTGAGAGTCTTTGATGGAACTCCACCACCAGTGATGGCGTTGAAGAATTCAAGATCGAACGGAATACGCTTCTCTACCTGATGATAAAACTCAAAGCGTCGATCAGCATCATCAATGTAGTCGTGACCAATATGGTTGTCAAATGACACAGACAGAGCATTAGAAAGAATACTAGGGATTGCGTTCTTTGTATGTGTCTTTGATTTTCCGTCGAGAATATGAATAGAATCCATAATAGCATTATAGACGGCCTTATCCTTTACATGATTCTCAGTCTGTTCAATCAGCCAAGTTAGATCGGTCTGTTCTGGATTGGAATACAAAGATTCAACACACTTGGAGCATTCAGAGAACTCGTCTTCCGAAACAAGATCAAGCTTACCAAGGCTGATATCAAGAGCCTCCCTTGTGGGGAGGCTGTTGTACTTGGTGATAAATTCTGAAACCAGAGTGAAGATCTTCTTGTTTACATTATTGCTGAAGTATTCTTCCTTGAGAAATGGATGTACCTTACGAACATATTGCTCATTCGTTGCCAGATTCTTCAATATAACTGATTCCATCGTCATTGATTACCTCTCCATCAAAGTCATCACCGATCATGCTATTCTGCTCTTCTAAGAATTGTACTAGAAGATTAGCTACAACATCTTTAAACTCTTCCTTTTCTGATTCAGAGAGTGTACCCTTAACTACCTCATAGTCAAAGTTTAAAACAAGATTATTTTCCTTCTCTTCAAGCTTTACAACTCCATATTGAATTGCAATGCCCTTGAATTTACCTTCACCGATTTCGATGTGTGCGTTTCCATCACCATCGTTTTCTACAATATTATACTTCATATTCTTTTGCTCTTTCTTTTGCTTCTTCAATTGACATATCTTCAATAAAGCATGGAGTACCGGAACCAACCCAAGCTCCAATGATATTGAACTCAAAATACTCCTGTGCTTCATCAAAAGTCATACCATCTGCCATCAAATTTTCAATGATCTTTTTTTGGCTGTATGCTGCGATTGGTTCGTTTTGGCCAAATCTCCACATGAAACCAACGAAAGCATTATCGTGACCATCACAAAAAAGTAAGTTGCTCATAGTTACCTCAGATAATGTTAAATTCAAGTTTGGGATTCTGCAACTTGTGCATCCAGTAATCAACCATCTCTGCCATCATGTCTTCGAATGTAATGGTTGGTTCCCATCCCATTTCTCTCTTTGCCTTTGCAGCATCTCCACGAAGATAATGAAGTTCTTCTGGTCTTTCATACTTTTTATCAGTCTTGACATACTGCCTATAATCCATTCCAAGATATTCAAAGACATATTCAACCATGTCCTCAACCGAATACGAATAACCAGTAGCAAGAACATAATCGTCTGGCTTTGGCATCTGAAGCATGTTCCACATACCACGAACATAATCCTTGGCATGTCCCCAGTCTCGCTTGGCGTTTAGATTTCCTAGAACCAGAGTTTTCTCCATTCCAAGCTTGATCTTGGACGCTTGTAGTGCTACCTTATTGGTCACGAAGTTAATACCTCTACGAGGAGATTCGTGATTGAACAAAATTCCCGAAGAAATAAACATACCATATGCGTTTCTGTAGTTATGGCATAGATTATGCGCATAAAGCTTGGCGCAACCATATGGACTTACAGGGGACATATGAGTTGTTTCTCTTTGGTAATTGTCATCGTCACAAGAGTTACCAAACATCTCAGAAGTAGCTGCATGATATACCTTTGAATGGGGTGAGAACCTACGAACAGCCTCAAGGACTGCAAGAGTACCACCACCGTTTACATCAAGGGTATACTTGGGAAGATCAAATGAAACTTGAACATGGGACTGTGCAGCCAGATGATAAACTTCATTTGGTTGCAGCTTCTGGATGTTAGTTTCGATGCTGATTGGGTCAGTCAAGTCTGCATAGTGCAGCTTAATCTTTCCATCAACCCACAGGTGATCGATACGAGTTGTTTGGGATTCTGGAACAGAGTTTCTACGAACAGTTCCATGAACCTCATATCCCTTCTTGACAAGGAGTTCCGCGAGATACGATGCATCTTGGCCATTGGCCCCGATAATTAGTGCTTTTTTATCCATACTTAAAATCCTCCTGAACGCGCTCATCAATTTGCTTCAGAATCTCCTGAGTAAAATACTTCTCAGGATCTTCGTTGATATGCTTCTCAAACACCTTTGTACCATCAGGAAGCTCAATCTTGGTAGAGTTCTTCTTAAAGATACCGTAATCCAAGGCAAGGTCAACAAGACCGTAGTAACGGTTCAAACCGCTATCGAAATTCAGTTGAACCTGAACGATCTTGTTCTCCTTGGTTAGTCGGCTCTTGTAAAGCTTGCAAGTAATCAGATTACCCACAACTTCATCATCCTGCTTGTCCTTCTTTTTGGACAATGTTACGATAGTAGAAGCCGCATATTTTAGACCAGATCCACCACCAAGTTCCTTGGTCGGAACATAGGCTCCTACTACATCATAGGTATGGTTTGTCATAATCATGGGAATCTTGGCCTTGCCGAGCTTCAGCGTAAGAACGCGGAATGTTCCCTTGATTACTTGTGCGCGAGTCATGTCGCGGGTATTCTTACCTTCAGCAACATCATTCATTTCCTTGGCAGTGCTTAACATGCCTAGCGAGTCAAGAACAATCATCATTGGCTTGCGCTCAGATTCGTCTGTCGCAAGAACCTTATCAACGATTGTCAGGCACTGGTGGCGGAATTCTTCGACTGTCTCCACCGGAAACACGGCAACCCGCTTTGGGTCAACTCCGCGATCAGTAAACATGTCGCTGGTTACTGCTTGTTCTGTATCGAAGTAAAGAACGATACCTTCTGGATTCGCTTCCAGAAATTGTGCAACAACACCAATACTGAAGTAAGTCTTGCCAGTAGCAGATTCACCAGCCAAACAGGTAATTTTGTTACTAGGTAAACCATCGAATAGGCTACCAGATAACAGAGCATTAAAAGCATAAGACCCAGTATCAATATAGCCGCAAACGTCAGATCCATCAAGTCCATCTTCGACTTTACTTGCGAATTTGTTTCCTGAGACATTAATCATTTCCTTTAAAAAGTCCATTACTTATTTTCCTTAATATCATAGTAGTAATTATCATCATGTCCGTCAATGATCCATCGATCGCTTTCTCCCTCACATCTCCAACTAGTATTATCAACTTTGAAATCGGGTTTTGTGGGGAAAGGTTTAGTTACAAATGACATATTCTTCCAATACACCCTATTATTTGGTTGTAGTGTGTAGTTGCCGTTATCCAAAGCAATCATATGAAGACATTTATATTGAGATGGTTCGTCGGAATAAGAATTGCGATACCAATCAAATGTCATAACGTATTCTCCCCAATGCTCTGACTTATCTTTGAGAATAACCTTTGATCTTGTATCAAACAAAGCATCATATTCTACAACAGAAACATTTTCGTGAAAGCAATCCCACAACTGCAAGTAATCAAGAGGCATTAAGGGAGCGTCTTGTTTCCAACAAAGCATATGTATTGGCACTCTACTTCTTACCAAACCATAATCGGTCATTACATGAAAAGTCATAGCACTTCCAGAGCATGATTGTGCTCCAAACACCATAACTTTATCAAACTCACCAATATGGTCTTGG